GGCATCGCTGTCGGTGGGGCCGGGCGTGAAGGGTTGGTCGCCTGTCATGCCTGCAGCCACTTGTCCAGCGCGGTGCTCAGCCGCAGCATGCCGTCCAGGCCCTCATAGGGTAGGTCCAGCTCGGCCATCACCAGCTGCTGGCTGCCGTCGGCCTGCGGCACCTGCATGGCCAGGCCCACCGCGGCGCGGGTCTTGTCCGCGGCCTGGCCGGCCACCGCGGCGCGCCGGTGGCCGCCGCGCACCAGCATGCGCACCGCCCGCCGGGCGTACAGCGTGCCGCCCAGCCGGTATTCCTGCGCCCGGGTGTTGAACAGCACCGTGCCGGCCACCACCAGGTCGGTCAGCTCGTCGTCGACCACGCCGGCGCCGAAGGGCAGGCCGGCAGCCAGCTCAGCCCTGCCCATCCAGCCACCATGCTCGGCCAGCCGGCGGGTGATGGCCTGTCCGCAGCGGCCCGTCATCGCCCTGCTCTCCCCGGCACCGGGCGGAACAGCGGGCGCACGGGCAGCCGGTCGGTGCTGCGCAGCCGCAGCGTGGACAGGTACAGCGCCTCGCCGTACAGCGCCAGGGCCAGGTCAGCCGCCTGGCCGCCGGTGCAGCCGCTCAGCACCATGCAGCGGCGCCGGCGCTGGCAGTCCATGTGCGTCACGCGCCAGTCCATGCGGCCCCCGCAATGTCGGCACGGTCGGCCGGCGCTGCCGGCGCTGCGGCTGCCGGCTGCGGCCGGGCAGGCACCTGCACCGGCAGCGGCGCGCGGCCAGCTGTGGGCAGGTTGGCGCGGGTGCAGGCGCCCTTCAGGCCAAACGCCCAGGCCATGTGTTCCAGCCGGGCGCCGAAGTCGGTGCGGCCGTAGGCGCGGTTCAGCACCTCGTGGATCTCGGCGGTGAAGGTGCGCGCGGCATCGGCCGCCAGCACGTCGATCGCGGCGCGCAGCAGGCCCTGGTCCAGCCGGCGCAGCTCCGTCACCGCGAAGGGGAAACGCGGCCCGTTGTACAGGCTCAGCAGCAGCCGTGCGCACACGCCGCTCTGGCCGGTGTCACCCTGCGCCACGTTCCACAGCGTGGCCAGGCTGCGCAGCAGTTCGATGCCGGTTGCCATGTCACACCCCCGCCGCGGCGCTGCTGGCGGCCAGCTGCTCAGCCGCCTTGCGCGGCAGCCGGCCGCCGGCCGTGGCCTGCAGGGCCTGCACGTAGTCCACCCGCGTCATCTGGGTGTAGATGCCCGTGCTGCTGATCGACGCATGGCCCAGCGCCTGCTGTGCCACCTTCAGCGGGTTGTCGGCGCGGCTGCGCTTGATGATGTTGAAGCCCCGGCTGTGGCGCAACCAGTGCGGGCTCACCTTCAGCTTCAGGCCGGCGGCCTGTGCCCACTCGGCAATGCGGGCCTGGTAGCTGCGCACGCTCAGCGGCGCGCCCTGCCGGCCCCAGATCAGCGGCGGCTCGGGCACCAGCTCGAGCGGGGCGCGCTGCATGCGCTGCAGCTTCAGCAGCTCGGTAAGGCTGGCGCGCACCGGCTCGGTCACCAGGTAGCTGTGGCCCTTGCGCACGCCCTTGCTGCTGGCCTTGCGCTGGTGCGGCGCCACCACCAGCCAGCCGGTGGCCAGCGCCTGCTCAGCCTGGCGCGCGGTGAAGCTGGCCAGCTCGGCCACCCGGGCGCCCGTCTCCAGCAGCAGCCGCATCCAGTGGTAGTCCCGCTGCGCCAGCGGGTCGTTGCTGCGGCGGGCGGCCATCAACAGGGCCCGCTGCTCGCTCTCGTCCAGGAATCGCTTCAACATGTCCATGGCTCGCTCCTTGTGGTTGGTGCCCCGGCGGGGCGTCTCTCTCGTCCAGCCAGCCGCCCAGGCACAGCAGTGCCATGGCCGATGCGGCTGCGCCGATCCACGCGCCCCGGCTCACGGGGCCGCGTGTGATGGGGTGGTGGCGGCCGCACCTACCGCGCCTGCTGCGCCGCCCGGGCCCGCAGCGCCTGCCGGCTGCAGGCCAGCAGCACATGCCGGCGCTGCGGGCAGGCCAGCAGGTCGCTCAAGCTGCTGAACCGCCGCCTGAAATACGGCCGCGCCAGCCAGATCCGCTGCACCTCGGCCAGCAGCTCGTCGGCGCTTGGCTCCAGCGGCAGGCACTGCTGCGGCGGGCTGCACCGGCGCGGTGGCCAGGCCGGGGGCTTGCTGGGCTGTGGCATGGGCGTCCTCCTTCTGCTTCAGGCGGGCCATCAGGTCCGGCATCACCAGGCCCAGCAGGCGCTGCACCATGGCTGCACCGCCGGGCACGGTGCCTAGGGGCCGGCGGTGCACCACGCGGCGCTGGGTGGCCGGCGTGGCGGGGCTCGGGTGGGGGTTGGCGGGGGCGGCCATGGCATCAGCCCCGCTGGCCGGCCTGGGCCGGCGCGTCGTCCACGTAGTCCTCCAGGCGGTGCAGCAGCGTCATCAGCGCGGCCACCACATCCATCGCCTCGCCGCGGATGCGGGCCAGCTGCTCCAGCGTGAAGCGGCGGCTGCGCAGCCCCTCGGCCAGCGCGGTGCAGAACTCGCCGTGCTCTGCCCCGGTGCTGGCCAGCAGGGTCAGCAGCTCTTCATCGCTGGCCTGGGCCTGGCCGGAGGTGTCGAAGGTGGCCAGACCGAAGGTCTCGGCCAGAGCCTGCACCACGCGCAGATCGCCGGTGATCTCGGTCACCAGCACCACATCGCGCAGCGTGGGCTGGTTGTGGGTGTCGTCGCCGGCCTCGGCCTTGTTGTAGAGCGTGCCCGGCCGCAGGCCCATGCGGGCAGCCAGGGCGGGCACGTTGCCCGACAGCATCACCGCCTGGCGGAATGCCTCGAAGACATCGGCAGCGTGCTGCCGTTGCAATGCGTACTTGTTGACCACGGATGGCTCCCGGTGGTGGATTCATTTGTGCCCGGGCGCGCGGCCGGGCAAAGTTGCGGCATGGCTCACGACTCAATCAACCGGCGAACGCGCACAGTTTCGAGATTTCGTGATAACGCTTTGGCCTACCCCGCAGGGGTGGCGGCAGCAATCGGGGCCGGCATTCCGAGCACGGGAGCGGCCTTCAGGCTCTGCTCCAGCCGCACCCGCATCTCAGCACTGCGCGAGCGGTGCCCCGCCTTTGCTGCCCGGTCCAGCCTCTTGATCAGATCCTTCGGCACCCGCGCCGCCAGGATCTGTTCCTTCTCGTCTTTCATTGCGTGTCACCTTTCGCGATTGCGTTGTTAAACGTTATCTCGAAACAACACGAAATGCAACGGTGTTAAACAAATAAACTGCACCGCATGGGGAGACCGCAGAAGTCAGACGGTGAACGGGTGCGGGACATCACCCCAACGGGCATTCGTCTGCCACCGGAAATCCGGGCGGCCCTGGAGCGCGAGGCATCGATCAACGGGCGCACCCTCAGCGCCGAGATCATCCGCAGGCTGAAGCTCAGCCTTGAGGTGGCTCACTTCTCTGCCGTGCTCCAGGCCGGCGAACCAGAGAGGGCGATGGCAGCCGAGCCCGTGGCCTCTTATCAGCGGCCGATCACAGACGCACAGCGCATGCTGCTGGCGCTGTTCGATTCGATGGGCCCCGACAAGCAGCTTGCGCTGCTGACAGTGCTCAAGCGCTGAGCGCGATCACCGGCCCTTGGCCGGTCCGCACACCCGCCACCGCGGGCAGCTGCTCAGCCCATGCCCGGCCGTCTTGCACAGCGGGCACACCGTGCCTGCACGGCTCAGGTGCAGGCCTTGGGGTTGGCCTGGCAGGCAGGCGGGCGGGTCGCCTGGTCGGGCGCCTCGTCCTCCGGATCGCCACCACCGCAGCCCGCCATGGCCACCATCACCAGCACGGCCAGCACCACCCACAACACCGCTGCACGCATCAGTCTGCCCCCCTGTCGACGGGCGCAATGTAGGCATCTGCAGCTGCTGCAGCGGCATGGGTGGAAAGCTGCGCAGTGGCCCAGCAGGTGGGTTGCGCTGCCTCAGCGGGCATTGCGCCGCAGGGTGCCGGCTGGCGGCCCGTGCCGCCAGCGCGGCGCCGACAGCAGCAGCGCCCCCAGCACGCCGGCCGCGTGCGCGGCGCCGCCATAGCCCGGGCCGGCCACCAGCGACAGGGCCAGCCCGAACACCAGCCCCGCCAGCTGCACCAGGTGCTGCCAGCGCACCGGCGGCAGGGTGTCCGGCGTCATGGCACCGGCGCGGCAGATCAGCACGCCGCAGGCGCACAGCACCGCGGCCACGTAGAGGATCAGTCCCAGCGTCATGTCATTGGTCTCCCAGCTTGCGCTCGGCCCTGCGGCGCAACAGCCCCACGGCCCAGGCGGCCACGGCGGGCCAGTCATGCCCCACGCAGGCAATGGCCAGTGCCACTGGCACCAGCGTGTAGCGGCTGGGCACCAGCCAGCCGGCGTGTGATGCCACGGCCTCGATCAGGTAGGCCACCGATCCGGTGGTCAGCACGGCCAGCGCGGTCAGCAGCGCCACCATGCCCAGCGCCCGCCACCGGCCCATCTGGTCGGGGTGGCGCATCACCGCAGCCACCGCGCCCACCATGCCGGCCGCGGCGATCACGATGTACGGGCCCAGGTAGCCGGCGATCTCGCCGCTGGCGAAAGTGGCCACCATGGCCGTGGCCACCGTCACGATGTCGATGCGGGGGTCTGGCGTGGTGCTCATCGCGTCGGGTCGCTTTCACTCGGTGGGCGCTGCCTGCGTCAGCCCTGCCGGCCCAGGTGTTGCGATGGGCCCGGCAGGTAGGTGGTGGCCAGTGGGGCGCCGTGCGTCAGCCGCCAGGCCTCGACGTAGCCATCGGTGGTGGTCAGCACCAGCTCAGTCTTGCCGTCGCCGTCCATGTCGCCCAGGTACGGCACACCTTCGATTTCGCCCTTGGTGTAGAGCACGCCCAGCCGGCGGCCTGTGGCGGCGTCCACCGCATGCAGGGTGCCGCGCATGTCGCCCTGCAAGATGGCCAGCGCGCCGGTGCCCAGCAGATCGTGCGCCAGCGGGCTGCTGTTGCACATGATCGGGGCCAGCAGGAGTTGCCACAGGGTGTTGCCCTGCCGGTCGCGGCACCACAGGGTGCCGTCATCGCTGGCAGAGAAGATGCGGGGGTAGGTTTCGCTGGCCAGCAGCACCGGCACGCTGGCCGCGTTGACCTCGCCATAGCCCCAGGCGCGCGACTGCGTGCTTTCGTGCTCAATCGTGCCGGTGGCCGCGTCCAGCACCATCATCCGGCCGTTGCGGCCCGAGATGATCAGCTCCAGCGCGCCGTCGCTGTCCAGGTCGGCCGCCCACATGAAGGCATCCACCGCGCCTGTGCTGGCCGTCCACACCACCGCGCCGGTGGCCGCGTTGAGGCTGCGCACCGTGCCGTCCACGCTGCCCACGATGCACCGAAGATTGCCCGCCACACTGATCACCAGCGGGTAGGGCTCGATGTTCTCCAGGGTCGCAAACTTCCATTGCAGCGCGCCGGTGGCAGCAGCCAGCTTGTAGACATGGTTGTCAAAGGACGTGGCGTAGAGGTAGTACGTGCCCCCCTCGTTGACCAGCACGCCCGCATGCTGAAACACGGTGTCGCTGCCGTACTTTGGGTCGATCACGTAGGTGTCGCCGGCCGCTGGTGCCGGGCTGAATGCCGCCGTGGTCAGCGTGATGCCGTCACCGCCGTTGGCAGTGATCAGCTTGCTCTGGCCACTGGCTGCGCCGCTCGTGAAGCGCACGCTGGCATTCAGGCTGCCACCGCCCAGCCGCAGGAAGGCATTCACAGCCCAGGCCTTGGTGCTGTCCTTCAGGGTGGTGGCGCCAGTGCCTGCGGTTGCGGTGCCCGATGCCTCGCGGTCGTACAGGTTCGAGAAGGTCCACAGCGCTGCGCCGCCATCAGCCGGGATGCAGCTGATCTTGCGTTCCCCTGGGGCAAAGATTTCGACATCGCTGCCGCCGGTGACGTTCGCCGCCTGGCAGCGGCCGTAGGCGCTGGCGTCCACGCTCTTGCGCCACACCAGGGCCCCATCGGCCACCTTGAGGGCATACACGTAGCCGTCCGATCCG